CTAACTTTTGAACGAATTACTACAGCTGAATTATTAGCTCTACCTCTTTGTGGATTTAATTCCCACCAAGCACCATGTTTTGAAGTTAACATTTCATTATCATGTAAATCAAACAAAGAAATTAATGCTGCTCTACGGATACCCCCCGATAATACTGCATCAGCAATGTGACATATAATATCATGTGCTTCAATAGGACTTAATTGTTCTCCGTCTTTTTTTCTGTCTAGTACTTTTTGGATTTGAAATAAACATTCTTTTAATGGTTCTGGTCCTGGTGCTTTTCCCCCTACAGTAATTAATTCTGCTCCTTTTGGTCTAATATCACGGAAGTCAAAAATAGGTCTTGCAGCTGTTATCCCAAAATAAGATTTCATTAATACTTTAACTGAATCTGCCCAACCCTCAATTGAATCTCCTACTAAAAATCTTCTTGTTTTTCTAGGTATTCTAATTTCTGGTAATTTTTCAACGTGGTGTTTTTGAACACTATATCCTACACCACAACCTGACAATAATAAAAACATTACTTCACTAAAAGCTCTCCAATCATCAATTGGTAAATAAGAACAATTAAATATTCTTGAATTATTTATGTCAATTGGTTTTCCTGCAAATTGTAAACTACGCATTGATGGTAAAACTTTTTTATCATATACCATTTTATAAACATCTTCAATTTCTTCTTTTAATTGTGGAAATTTTCCTTGATGCATTTCTTTATTTCTAGTAACTAGTTCATCCCATGTTTCTCTTCTTTGTTTAGATGGAAGATACTTTGCATACTTGTTGTAAACTACGATGTCTGATAAAATTTCTTGTGAGATGTTCATTCTATTATTTTGTTAAAAATTAATTATTAGGGTTAAAAAAGGGGGCTAAAAACCCCTTTGTGTGGGGATAAATACGATATATACTTAAAAAACTCATGAAATTCCAAAAAAATCGTTAGAAGCTCCTCGAAGTCTTCTTCGCTGTGCAGGTGAAATTTCTCCTGGGGGAGTTTGTTCATTTCTGTTATTTCCTCTTATATTTATTGCGATCTTACCAATTGCAGTATCCATAACAGAATCATAAGTTATACCGTCAGCTCCATATCTATTTTTCATAATATGCCATCTTCCTGTTCCATTTTCTTTATCTTCTGCATTTCTAGATAAAGACATTGCAAAGTCAGTAATCATCATTTTACTATAACTTTCTGCCATTCTATCTCCTTGAATGATGTCTTCTCTTGCTCCTGATCTATTTACTTGAGATGCTGTCCATATAGGTAATTTCATTTCAGTAGCCAAACCTCTTAAATTAGTATAAATATCATCTAACTTGTCTCTTTTTTCTTTACTTGCTTTAGAAGTTAACAAATCAGCATAATCAATTATAATTAAATCTGGTTCAATGTTTTGTTGTATACATTTTTCTAAATGAGCATGTATGGTATTTACTGTTGCTTGTCCTGCGGGGTATTCTCTAATATAAAGACCACCTCGTAAATTTTCTACTTTATCTTTTACTTTATCTTTATGTAATGTAATATCTCCAACTGGGATTTCTGTGAGGCAAGCATCATATCTTCTACCTACATATTTTTCACTTAATTCTAATGTATAATGAATAACTGTGTGACCTGTTTTTACTGCTTGTGCTCCTAAAGCTACTAAAGCCCATGATTTTCCTCCTCCTGGTCCTCCTGCAATCATTCCTAAATCACCTTGTCCTAAACCACCACAAAGTAATTTATTAATTAAAGGCCAAGGTGTTTCTACTGTATTTCTAGCTTCTTCTCTAAATCTATCTTCTAATTCAGTGATATACTCATGACCAATGTCTCTTTCTGTTCCTGCTTTTAATGCTCTATCAATTAGATTTCTAATATCATCATAATCTCCTAATTCTAATAAGTCAACTGATTTCATTAGGGCATTTTTTAATGTTTGATTTTTACAAAAATCTAAAAATGTGTCTTTAACATAATTTAAATCTGTTCCTTTAGATGCTATGTATGCTTGTTTAAGTAAATCTTTTACAGCTACACTTTGTAATTCTTGATTTATACCTTCTACTTCAACTTTAAACACTTCCATTGTAGGACATGTTTTATATTCATTAAAATATTTAAGTGTTTTTCTCATAATCCATTTACCTGCATCATTATCAAAATAATCAGGAGACACTATATCTGCAATTTGTTGCAAGAAATCTCTATCAGTAATTAAGATAGCTAGTGCCTTAATCTGAAATGCATGTCCATACTGGGTTAATTTACTCATGTGTTTGTTTTGCTAATGTATTTAATTTTACAAAATGCTCCCTTAACCATAAATCAGGTGCTTTAATAGCATTACCTAATTGATCATCTGAATACATCATAATAAAATCATTTCGGGAAAGCAAGTTTATTGGTGCTTCTATTAACCTTGCTATTTGTAATTTTAATTCACCTGAAATTGGTGGGTTTTTTAAATCCATTAATTCTTCATTTAATCGGAGTTGAGTTTCCGACTCACTAATTTTTTTATGCATAGGTTCTTCTCCTTTACCTGCATGTTCCAGAATGAAATCAAGATCAAGGGTAGTTTGAGTAAGTAAATCTGGAACTATTTTAGGTAATTTTTTAGGTCCTAATCCTTTAACACCTTCGATGTTGTCGGATTTGTCACCCATTAAAACCTTATACATTAAAAAATTGTGAGCCGGTACTCCATAATCATCCATAACCATTCTAGGTGTATAGAATTTTTTCTTTGTAGGACTCCAAACTGTGATTCTTTCATTTACTAATTGTAAAAAATCTTGGTCTGCTGATAATATAGTAACATCTTCATCTAATAAAGTGTGGGCTATATATGCTATTGTATCATCAGCTTCAATTCGATCTATTGAAATAACATTAACAGGAAGAAAATCTAGATATTCTATTAAACGAGAAAATTGAATTTTCATTGCATCTTTTTCTTCTCTAGCATCTTTAAATGCATCCCATCTTGTAATTCGTTTACCTGGTTTTCTATTAGCTTTATAGTCAGGAAGTATTTTTCTTCTACGTTGACTACCACCTGCACCATCATAAACTACAATTACTCTAGTTGGGTTTACTTCTCTAATAGCGTAAGCTAAAGATCTTAAAAATCCAGTTAGTCCTCCTACAGGTACACCATTGTCATTTAGGGCTCCATTTACTGCGAATGCTCTTAAGTAAAGGTTTAAACCATCTACTATCAACACCCTATTATTTACCCCTAAATCGCCCGGTTTTTGAACGTTATCTAATAAACTAAATATGTCTTCCATTATAACCCAGTTTCATCAATTTCAATGTCTGGGTCTAAGTCTTGAGGTTCTTCATGTTGGTATTTCATAACATAAGCTTCACAAGTATCTCTGTACATAGCTTCTTTAATTTCAGGTCTTTCTTTACATAAAGATTCTAATTCTTTACCTGAAAAAGTTACTATTTCACCTGTTTCGGTGTCTGTGTATTTACAAATTGGGCCTGATTGTTTACAAACTTTATAGTTTTTCATCAGTTTTAACCAACCTCCAAAATCGTCTATACCTTGTCTATAAAAGACATTGTATCGGATTTTACGGTTTGGTGGGCCCATTCTATTTTTTACAACAATTGCTTCAACTTCTGAGCCTACAACTTCATCTACTCCATTAATTTTATCTTTAAGTTTTCCAACTTGTTTTAATCTTAATCTAACTGAAGCGTGAAATTGTAGAGCTTTACCACCAGAAGTAGTATATTGATCAGCAAATGGCATTGCACCCATCTTTTGTCTTAATTGATTAGTAAATACTAAAAGTATTTTTTCTTTACCAATTAAATTAGTAATTTTACGCATCGCTTTAGATAAAATGATTGCCTTTTGAGTGGCATAACCATCCTTTTCAAAGTCAGCGGCTGACTCAATTTTAGTGGTAGCTGCGGCTACTGAATCTACAACAATAGTTACAAGTTTATTTGGATTTTTCTCTCGGACTTTAAGAATTACATTTTCAATTGCATCCATAATGTCTTCAACTGTCTCTAATGGTAAATAAACCATTTTTTCAACATTAACTCCAATTGCTTGTAAAAATTGAGAATTTAGTGATGATTCAGTATCAATGTATACTGCAATACCATCTTTTTTCTGTGTGTTTGCTATAACATGAGATGCTAATAATGATTTACCACTTTGTTCTAAACCAGTTATTTCAACAATTTTAGAAACAGGTAATCCCCCATCAGGTCTATTTGAAATAGCTAAATCTAATACAGTTGATCCTGTAGATACCCAATCATTAACATCAGTAGGAGAATCCTCACTACCGTCTAAAAAATAAGCAACTCTATGATGTGTTTTACTAAATTTTTTATTTAGAGATTCTGCTAATAGATCTGTTAGTTCATCTCTATTTGTGTCTTCTTTTTTTTTCTTTGCCATTAGTCAAATAATTCATCAAGTTTATTATCGATAGTCTTTTTAGTTTTAGAAGGTGCTGCTTTAACTTCAGTTTCTTTACCACCATCTTCTTCAGCTGGTTTTAAATAACCTTGTAATTCGTCCTTCATTTCTTCAAAAGTATATTTCTTAAATAAAGAAACTAAATTCTTTTGATTTTCTAAAAGTTCTTCTGCTTTAGTAGCATCTTTAACTAATGGTGTTTGGTTTGGTTTAACACGGATTGTTGTTGTATTAAACATTTTACCTGTTTCTGCTGCTGGGATTACTTCAACTGTAACATCACGTCCTTTTTGAATGTCTGTAATATCACCATAATCTTCATCAGCCATAACACCTAATAGTTCTTGATAAACCATTTTCCCAAATTCATAAAACCTAACTCCTTTGTCTTCTTCTCCTCTTACTACTACAGGAGCAAAAACTCTAAGTTTTGGGTATAATTTTTTAGCTAATTCCATATTTTCACTGTCACCTGATTTTTTTAATTGAGTAGCAAATTCTAAAATAGGATCAGATTCGCTAAAATTAGACAAAGCAATCATTCTTGGTTTACCAATACCGAAGTAAAAGTATAATTCCGAAAATGGAAAGTCTTTGTTGTGTGTGTAAGGTACTATTCTTACTACTGATTTTTCACCTACTGGTGGTCTCCAAAAATTGTTTTTGAAGTCGCTAGAGCCACCTCCCCCTTTGTTGTTTAGTTTTGCTAAACGGTTTTTGATTTCATTTAAATCCATAACTTTTTATTATTTTAATTTGTTATTTTTATTGATTACTGTAGTGATGTAGTAAATATTTTTAGGTAAACCAAGTTTTTTTATAGGTTTTTTATTCTTATTGTTATATCATGAGGAGCAAATTCATTTCCTCCAAAATATGGATACAAATAATACCTACGTATTAAACCCCAATTACCTGAGGGTCTTCGTCTTACTAATGTAGTGTCATTATTTACAACTACTTGGTAATAAAATGTAGTGATATTAATAACAGCGTTATATATTTCATCTATTTCAATAGTTCTTATAGTACCAGATGAATGTTTACCTTCTTCATGTCGTAACCAACATAATTCTATTTCGCTTTTTATATATCTCCAACCCAATCTTATAGAATGGTTTTGATGTCTTGCACCAAAATCACTCATACCATATATTTTATTTACATCATGTTGGTTTTCTGCTATTTCAGTTTCATATATGGCACTTTCATCTAATATAAAATTAAACTCTATTTTTGAATTAACTGGGTGATTTATAAAATTACCTGAACTGTGTTCACCCTCAGGTATAGTATATACTCTAAAACCTAAATCATCAATTTCTTTAGAACAAGATATAAATAATAATAATAGTAATATTCTAATCATTGATGTAATGGTATGTCTATTCTAAATAAAATTATACCCCCCATATTAGCATATATATCTCCTTGTTCCCATCCACCTCTATAACGTTCATCTATTATTTCTTTAATAATACCTGTTCCTAAACTTATAATAGTACTATATATTTTTGCTTTTTTATAACCTACTCTAGGTTGTAAATAATGATATGTAATATGTGATATAGTGTAACTAGCTGTAAAATGTAACATTTTGTCACCACCCATTTTAAATTTTTGAGCAGATAAATTTAAAGATAAAAACAGAAATATAACAACAATAATAATACGTTTCACAATATAAAGTTTTAAAAATTAATATAACCTTTTTAAAACTATTTGTATAACCTACAAAGAAATTTTTAATCTGTCCACTTTGCTTCAGCTACTGATCTACTACCTTGACATTTCCATTTTTTTCTAGATAATGCGTTTGCACAAGGTGGGTTTTTACATTTTTTAATTTTAGCAGATCTAGCACAATAAGCATTACCTTTAGCTGTTCCAGGTCTTATACGATCACCACCTCCTTTAGCTTTACCTTTTTGACCAAATGATCTACATTTACCATTTACTCTTTTAGCAAAACGTTTACCTTTTGAAGGTTTACATTTACCCTTTTTTTTTTCTTCTAATTCTTGTCTAACTAAATCTTTTAATTCACTAAGATTAATTTCATTTTTAGAAGCATATGAAGACATATTTTTCTTTGATAAAGATAAAGCGGCATCTTCATTTTTCTTTTTTTTCTTTTTACCACTCATTTGGCCTTTACAAACTTTAACAGCTCTACCCATTAGATAAGCTCCATGTTTTTCACCTGCAGCTTTACGTCTAGCAACATATGCTTTACCCTTAGGGCAAAGTTTTTCATTTAACATTTCTAATATATTTTCTGTAATTTCATTTAAAGGTGTTAAAATATAATCGCTATGTTTATGTTTTTCTACATTAGCCATTTTACTTAATGTTTTATTTAAATTAAATCCCTTAGGTTTATCCATTTTATCAACTGCTTGTTTAATAGGTTTTAAACCTGCTGCTCCTCCTTCTTTTTTAAGAATTTGAATTATTTTAGCTTCTATTTTTTTTATATTATTTTCCACCGGCTTTTTTTGTATTTTTTACGTATTGTTTATTACTAGCTGTTTTTTTTCTTGATGTTGCTGCTCGTTGAGCTTTTGTAAGTGAATTAGCTTTAGCACGAGGCAAACAACGCTGTGTTTTTTTACCTTTTTTCATTGTACCACATTTACCTGCAATGTTACCTTGAGTATCTATTCGTACCCAATCTTCTTTTTTAAACCAATTTCTTAAATTTTCTTCTATAGCTTCAATAGGTTCTTTATCTAAAGCACCTTTTAAATTACGTTTTTGCCAATCGTAAGATGACTCATCATCATTAATAGGACCACCTGCTGCCCATGTGTAACAAGTTCTAGCTGAATGGCATTTAAAATGATGCATCCAACAGTAACCTAATCTGCCATCTTCATCAGTAGCACCAGGCATACATGATTCCATTCTTTCAGAAATATCAAATGCAACACAATTACTACAATTTGATTTTTTGGCTTCTTCTGCTGATGTTGTTTCACCCCATTTTTTAGCGTATTCTTCCCAATAACCTTCATCTGATAAATTTAAAGGACCATACTTAATAAAGTCAGCTGAAATAGCTCTGTTACGATTAAGAGTGTTTAATTCTAAATTTTGAGTAGGAGCAGGACATTGCTTAACTGCTTTTTCTGTTTGCTCTCTAATGACATTTTTTAGTTCTGATTTCTTCAATTTTTCTTTATATTTGCTAATTCAGTCATTCTTGATTTATTTAATAATTCTCCTTTAAGTTGTAATCCTTCATTAAGAGGAACTTCCATATCTCGAACATCTTTAGTTGGTTCAATCATTTTAGGCTCCATGTCTAAAGGATTAAGTGCTGGTTTTTTACATGATGATGGATTAAATTGTTGTGCAGGTGTCCATCCTGCAGGACATAAAGGTCCTGGGAATATATTTGCTACTGGAGATCCACCACTATCACATTGATGACATTCTATATCTTTTTCTATTGGTGATGTAGATTCTATACAACCTGTACCTGCAGCCATACAAGAAGCTTCATCAACGTAAGCATTAAATCCTTGAGGTATTCCATTTTGCGACCACCAATTTAAAGGTAAACTACTTAATTGTAAACAAGATGATGGGGGAACTTGCATACCCGGGGTACCATGACAAACCCAACATGCTTGTTCAGGATCATTACCACAATTAAGAGGAACTTCTATTGGTGGGGGATTACATTCTTCATCACACTCTTGTTGATCAAAATATTGACATAATGGATCCCACTTTTTATCTACTCCGTTCGGATCATATACTACATCATATCTGTTTACATCACATTTAACACAATTACTAATTGTAGGTTCTGGTAAATCTTGTTCTTCTAACGCTCCTGGATCTTGTGTTGTTACACATTCCCATCTATCACAATCTTGAGACACTAAACAATCATTTAAGGTAG